TAGTATTACCAGTGCTGTGCGTCTTTTGTGCCGCTGTCCCAAATTTTCCGGTGTGTGTTTAATTGCACCATGAGTTTAATTTGGACTGTTGGTAAAGCTGGAGTTCCATTTCTTGGTGAATCTATTCTTGGACCTATTGGTTGGGGTGCTACAGCTTTTGAGGTTGCTAGACAAGGTTATAATTTATATCAAAGGTATCATCGGCATTCTTCTACGGACGGTGTTCCTTCGACTGCTGACGTTTTTAATCCTGTTAAACGTTCGTCTCCTGATACTGGTGGTAGTATCACGAATCGTGGAGGTCCGGAGGATCCTTTTTTTCCTAAACGTCCTATTGTTAAGCGTGATCGTACTTTTGATCCGTTTCCTCCGATAACTCAAGTAAAAACAGAGCGGAAGAAGCGTAGGAATCGTTGGACTGCTCCTTCAAGAAGGTATCGTAGACAATGGCGCGGTTGGTAAAATCTTCTCGTCGTTTGATGCATCGTCGGCGTCGTCGTGGGTTTGCGATTAGACGTCGTCGTTATTCTGGACGTCGTCGTTATTCTACTCGTCGTCGTTATTCTATTCGTCGTCGTGTTAGTCGTTCGCTGGCTATTCCTAGGCGTGGGGCTAGAGAGTTTAGTTGGGTATTGAATTTGCATAATTATCAGCATAGCTTTAACGATGGTGGAACTATTTCTGCGATTCAGGGTAATCAGTGGTATCTTATGTCCCCCCCTACCCTGATTATTCCATATCAGGCTTTTAGATTTTTGTTTAAAGAATGGCGTTTGACAAGATTATTGGTTGCTATTCGTCGACGTTATCCTGAGCCTGTTGTTTATCAGCCTAATCAACAGGAGCAGACTGTGGCTGCTTCTCGTTTGGCTTCTAATAATATATGGTGGTGTCCATGGGGTAAATATGATCGTCCCGAGCAGGCTCCCCGGCAGACTAAGTCTGCAATTTTGTTGACTAGTCAGTGGGCTGTGCGTTCTGTTCCACAGCGATGTCAGAGACTTTCTTTGGTTTCTACTAAAAGGAGTGGTTCTTTTGTTTCGGGTTCGACTCCCATTATTGATGGTAATGAGGGGAGGCCTGGTGGTGGTTATGGTCAGGGTGCTTTGTTGTCGAATGTTGGATTTGTTGCTTATTGGGGTCGTTGGCCGACTTATAGTTTTTCTGATACATATAATGCTATTGCCAACTCGGACCGTAACGATTTATTGCCTGCTGCCAATTTGGGTTTTATTGCAGTTGAGAATCTTTCTGAGATTACTCCCGATGCTGTTGAGATAAAGGTTAAGGCATTTTTTTCGTTTAAGGGACGTAAAAATCTTGGTTCTGTTAACGATTCTACTGGGGCTTTTACGTCAGCTTTTCCTTTGAGTTCAACTGATTGGTATTTGGATAATAATAAAACTGTTCCTCCTGTTGGGGTTTTAGAGCAAAATCTTTTGGATCAGATTGACAAAAATGAGCCGGTTGAGATGCCGGATATTGATCCTGCTTCTGTTGTTGCAGCTTCCCCAGACGGGCCTATGGTATAGGGTTTACTCGGATGCGAGTAGGCAGGCGTGAGCCTGCGGGAGTAACCCCGAAGGGGTTACGCGGACAACCTATAACTTGACTTAATGTTTTTTTTTCGTGTTATTCGTGCAAATTGTCTAAACTGAAACATTTATCTGTACAGAAAAAACATTTTGTGATTCTTCTGAATAGGGCTGAGTGATCTTCTATTTTTGAGTGCCATGACCGTGGGTTCATGTTGCTAGTAAAGGCAAATTTTATAGCTTTGAGCGGCGTCGAGGAGCCTTTGATTGAGACGTGGATGGGGTTTTCGGATATCCATCTGAGTAAGTCGTCGTACTTTTCCGAGGAGTAGTAATCATCGAAAAGTACCGCTTTCTCCCCGTTGTACCCGATCCAGAAGTTTCCTGGCGGTTTGATGTATAATTGGTCACCGAGCCAGTGGCGGGCAGAGTATGATTTTCCTGTCCCCGCTGGTCCCCAGAATATGTAACATACCGGTTTTTCTCTCGTTTGGGGCACTTCTTGACATATTTGGTAATATCTTCGCACTTGTGTTCCGTGTTTGAGCATCCAGTTGGGGTATTTTTGCCATAGCTGTAGTTCAGTGAATTCGCGGAAATCGTCTGGCGCATCCTGGGCATCGGTGTTGAATCTTGAGAATCTGTTATCGACGAAAGACTCTGACTTGTTGCAGTATTCGAGTCCCTTTCTGAGGTTTCGGCAGGGCTCCAGATGTGCTGATTGATCTCCGATGTATCGTTTAACTCCGTCCATAGTTCTTGGGTTAGTAAAGGAAATGCAGAATTGGAGGTGAAGTCTGTTTGTTTCGGGGCATCGTTCTCGTTGGTAGGCAATTTGTTTGATTGTTGATTCGTCATCTGGAATTGATTCTAAATTGAAACTGGTTCCAATCCAATGTCTAAAACGCATGCGTGTTTGTATGTGTGCCGTCTCCGTGCACCCGGAGACACCGGGTATACAAACATGATCACAGCACTGTAT